CTAGACAATACAAAGCTACTGATAATGCACAACGCACAGCACGACTTGATGTGGTTGTGGGAGTGTGGATTCAAGTATGATGGTGACATCTATGACACTATGCTTGGTGAGTATATACTAGATCGTGGACAGAGAAGAGGACTAAGCCTTGAGGCTTGTGCAGAACGTAGACAGTTAACATATACGAAGCAAGACACACTGAAGAAATATTATAAGGAAGGAAAGAACACAAATGAAATACCTTATGAGGAGCTTTGTACTTATCTCAGGTATGACTTGCTTACTACTTGCGAGTTGTTCCACGCCCAACAAAAAGATTACAGCAAACCCGATGCCACCTCTCTCGATACCATTAAACGTGTTACCTTCCGAACCTGTAAAACCCTTACAGAAATCTATATGGCAGGGTTCAAAGTCGATCTTCAAGAGTTGGAGCGAGTAGCAAAGGAGTATGAGCATGAGAAAGCTGAGATCGAAGCACGTCTGCAAAAGAAAGTCAGGGAGCTTATGGGCGACACTCCGATCAACCTTCGGTCACCTGAACAGAAATCGCAAGTCCTCTTTAGCAGAAGGGTACATGACAAGAAGGAATGGTCTGATCTCTTCGAGTTCACACAAACACAAGAAGAGTTTAAGGATGCCGTTGCAGCCAACTCCTCACCGATCTACAGGACAACGGCTTACACCTGCACAAGTTGCGAAGGGCAAGGTAAGGTATTCAGAACTAAGAAAGATGGAACAAAGTTTGCAAGAGCTAATAGATGCAAGGATTGTGATGCACAAGGGTACAGACTAAAGAACACACAACAAGTAGCAGGGCTACGCTTCACTGCACCAAACAAGAAGTGGGTCAGTGCTAATGGATTCAACACAGGGAAGGATGAACTAGATGTACTATCTTCAACTGCTAAACAAAATAGAATGGACGAAGCTATCAGTTTCATTTCTGATCTTAAACGTCACAATGCTATCTCTTCTTATCTATCTTCTTTTGTCAACGGAATACGAGCATACACAAAAGACAGTGGATTCCTGCACGTTGGACTTACTCAAAGTATTACAGCAACAGGACGTTTCAGTGGTAGAAATCCCAACATGCAGAACATGCCAAGAGGAACTACATTCCCAGTAAAAAGAGTATTTGTATCAAGATTTAACAACGGATTAATTATGGAGGCCGACTTTGCACAACTCGAGTTTAGGACAGCAGCGTTCCTGGCACAGGATGAAACAGCGATGCAAGAGATTTCAACTGGTTTCGATGTACATGCTTACACAGCAAAAGTTATTACTGATGCAGGGCAACCAACATCACGCCAAGCAGCTAAAGAACACACGTTTGCACCACTCTTTGGAGCAAGCGGTTATGGACGTACAAAAGCTGAAGCTACCTACTACACACACTTCAATGCTAAGTACAAAGGCATAGCTAACTGGCACAAGAACCTAGCTGATGAAGCACTACGCTTCCTAAAGATAACAAACATATCTGGTAGGCAGTACGCTTTTCCTGATGTGACAAGACGTCACAGTGGTATACCAACGCACTTCACTATGATAAAGAACTACCCAGTGCAAGGCTTTGCTACAGGTGATGTAGTACCAGTGGTACTCAATGAAATGCATGAACGTTTGCGACATATGAAGTCGTGTTTAGTCAATACTGTACACGATTCTATGGGGGTTGACGTACACCCAGACGAGAAAGACTTAGTATTGTCAATGGTGTGGACTATGAACCAAGACTTAAACAATATAATAGAGGAGACATATGGAATAAAGATGAACGTGCCTATGTTATTAGAAGCAAAAATAGGTAAAAACTGGCTTGACACAGTTGATATATAGTGTATAACTAAGACTCTTTGACTCTATAGAAAAGGATATAGAATGAGTAATGAACTAGCAGTAGCAACAGAACGTGGTCAATCAATGGCTGAACTAATGGGTGTGTCTATCAAGACAAGTAATGCAGACTTCACCCCGTCAATATCACGTTTAGGAATGTTGCATCAACCTATCATGGGTGAGGTAGATCTCAATGGTAAGATGATAAAGACAGAGGTAGTACCAGTAGGTGCATTCACCCTCAAGACAGGTGATGATATAGTCTACAGTAATGGTGCTACGGTTCGTGTCTTTGCCCAACGCAATCAGTGGCAGAGATGGAACAGTGATACAGAAGAGATGGAAAAGTCTGTGATGTCCAACACACTTAACGGTGACTTGAAGGACAGCATTGGTGGATTCAACTTAGGTAGACCATCAGGTTACATCGAAGACTTCAACTCACTACCTGATGCAACCAAGCAACTGATGCGCTCAGTCAAGCGTGTCGTGGTGTACTACGGTACAGTTTCATTGGACAGCCCTATGAATGAAAAGGGTGAGCCAGTAGAAGCTGCAGCAAGTATGCCGTTTGTCATGGATGTAAAGAACCGTGATAGCTTGAAGAGTATCAATGGTGTGATGGGTAACTTCAAGAAGAAGAACATGTTACCTATCATGTCTACCATCAAGCTAGAAGGTATTGAAGATAGTATACCTACTGGTGCTAAGTTTGGTAAGATACAAGCAAACACTGGTGATGCTGTTGAACTTGCGAGTGAAGACAACGACACACTCAAAGACTTCTTAGAACTTATTGAGTTTAGCAACGGTAAGATACTAGACCTTCACCATGATCGTGCCAAGATGGGTACAGATAGTGATGCAGAACTTGTCGGTGAAATACTCAACAATGACTTCGTAGAGGTGGCTGAGTAATGAATCACCCTGCTGAACTACAAGTCTTTAGCTACTTGCAAAAGGCTATGAAGGGTGAAGCTACAATGACAGAGGAGGTAGCCACACAGGTTGCCTCCGATGTCAAAGCTGCCTTAGACAAACAGTTTAACTCACCACCTCGTGATGCGTTCAGACTACGTATGTCTAACATAGGCAGACCTAAGTGCCAGTTGTGGTTTGAGAAGAACGACCCTGAAGATAAGATACCTTTGCCTCCACACTTCCTGATGAACATGATACTAGGTGATCTAGTTGAAGCTGTGTTCAAAGGATTACTACGTGCAGCAGGTGCTGAGTTCAAAGACAATGATACTGTCACACTCAAGCTACCTGATGGACAGGAGATCAAGGGTGAATACGACATGGAGATGGATGGTAAGATAGATGATGTGAAGTCTGCATCACCCTGGTCATACACTAACAAGTTTGACTCATTCGAGACATTACAAAAGGGTGATGGCTTCGGATACATACCACAATTAGTTGGTTATTCTAAGGCCGCAGGAAAAGAAGTAGGCGGTTGGTGGGTGGTCAACAAAGGCAACGGTGAGTTTAAGTATGTCAGTGCTTCGGAGGTTGACTCTGATAAGGTAATAGAAGACATCCAAGAAACGGTAAACTACATAGAGAAAGATGAACCGTTTGAGAGATGCTTTGAGCCTGTACCTGAGACATACTACAAGAAGCAATCAGGCAACTTGGTACTCAATAGTTCGTGTAGGTTTTGTAACTTCAAGCATAAGTGTTGGGATAATCTAAAGACCCTACCTTCAAGGGTATCTAAGTCTAAGAACCCACCACCTGTTGACTACATATTTGTAGGTGATGGTCTTGCAACGTAGACACAACAAAAGAGTATATCGTAGCGGTCTTGAACAAGAGGCTGCTGCGTTTCTAGAGACTAGACAGAAGAAGGTAGAGTATGAGAAGATAAAGATAGAGTGGGAAGACTTACGCTATCGTACATACACACCTGACTTTGAGCTAGACAACGGTATCATAATAGAAACAAAAGGATTATTTAGTTCTGCAGATAGAAAGAAACATGTTGAAATACAAAGACAACACCCTAAGTTAGATATAAGGTTTGTATTCAGCAACGCTAAACAAAGACTATACAAAGGAGCTAAGTCTAGGTACTGTGACTGGTGTGATCAGAAGAACTTCAAGTGGGCGCATCGTGTAATACCTGAAGAATGGCTAACAGAAAAAGGCAAGCGCATGAAAGAACAGCGTGTCATAGTTAAAAGGAGAACCTGATGGGTCACGAAATAGAAGAAGATGAAGTTGCTATAATAGTAAAGCCTGAGTTAAATGAAGATGGCGAGTGGGATGGTACTATAAAGACTGGACTAGTGTTTGGTGAAAGTAAAAACCCTGTAGCTACAAGAGCAGCTATGGACTTAGCTTTGACTATGGCAGCAACTACTAATGTGCTAGATGATTATCCAGAAATATTTGATTACTACGATGAAGCCAGGGTAGACTTAATAAAAGAGATGTTCCCTAAAGAGTTTGCTGAATCAGCACTTGCAATAGACGAAGAAATGGACTATACCACAGATGGTAACGTAATCAAGTTAACCAAGTGGACAAAAACGTTAGGTGAAGCATGAGTGAAGAAGAGTTTGAAATAGACTTTGATGTGGAAGATATGTTCAAGGACTTTGATGAAATAGAAAAAGACTTGGTGAATCATCCACCACATTATAATCAAGCAGGTATAGAATGCATTGATGCTATCATGGCTGCAACTAACCACAACAAAGAAGGATACCTACAAGGTAACATACTGAAGTACGTATGGAGGTATGACTACAAGGGTGGCCTAGAAGATTTGCAAAAGGCACAGTGGTATTTAAACAAACTCATAGAGGTATATAAAGAGAAGCACAAATGATACGTAAGTTTAGTGTGACATATATGATGGAGGTTGATGAAGATAACAACTTCCTATCAGCCCACCAAGAAGGGCATATAGAAGACGTACATGATTTGATAAGTAACATAATGCATGACGTAGATGATATTAGAATACACAACCTAAATATAAAGGAGAGATGATGGACTTCAATGAATACCAAAAGGAAGCTGTAAAGACTGCTATATATACTGACCCTATCATATACCCTGCTTTGGGCTTAGGTAATGAGGCAGGTGAGGTGCAGGGTAAGGTCAAGAAGATGTTACGTGATGATACGTTTGACAAACCTGCTATAGCTGCAGAGATAGGTGATGTGTTGTGGTATATAGCTGCACTGTGTCGTGACCTAGAAGTAAGCATGGATGATATTGCTACAGGTAACCTAGCTAAACTAAAGAGTAGACAAGAACGTGGAACGATACAAGGAAGTGGAGACAACAGATGAACAACTACTGTACTACCAAAGGTCTAGTGTGGCCTCTATTGTTTTGTGTGTTTGTTATATGTATTGTTCCAGTACTACTAGTGGATAATACAAAGTACTGTAAGCAAAGTATTGTACCATGCTATCCGTGGACTAACCCAGAATGACACCAAGACAA